AATTCCGTACGATATTCGGATGAGAGATCAACGCAGATTTGTGTTCCAGGAGCGCGAAGACGCTCAAACGGGTTTCACAATGCGTTGCTTAACATTCAACCGAATGTTTGAAGGTGTGGACCTTCCCAACCGGAAATTCATTGTCAACCGATATTGGGTTTCCCACAACGGCGACCCGTATGGGTCTTCCTTGGGCAGAATTCTGTACCCGCTCGTGAAGTTTCGTCGTAGAGCGATTGAATCCTACGTTCTTTACGGGGATCGTTACGCAACCCCAACTGCTGTCGCGAAAGCACCGTTGAGCGCAAGTACGAAAGAGATTGATACTCTGTACGATCACCTTTCTAACTTGAGTCAAGAAACGGCAATGATCTTGCCCGAAGGTTACGAGCTAGAGTTTGTTACACCGTCCGGTAGTCCAGACGTCTTTAAGAATCTGATTGACTATATTGACAAAGAAATCAGTGTTCTGATTTGCGGGGAGAACGAGGCGGGTCAAGCTGAGGCTGGTTCTCGTGCTTCGTCTCAAGTCGCCAATGTTGTTCGTGTTGTGCGAGCGTCAGAACTCTCTGAGATCATTTCTCAGACCCTAACGCAAACGCTCGTTCGTTGGATTGTTGACCTGAATTTTGGCACAGATATTGCAGCTCCCGTTCTGACTCGCGAGTTTCGGATTGAGGAGTCAACATTGACGATGCCTGACGTTTCTCTGCTTATTCAGTCAGGTTTTACGCCCAAGAAAGAGTGGCTGGAGCGTCATTTCCGGGTGGAGTTGGATGACAAGAAGGCTAGTGGTGGCGCACCTGCTGAAGCTGCCGCAACTACTTACGACCCGGCCCAAGACGCAGATTTATACGGCTCGATTTTCGGCGTCGGGGATGAGCAAACTTCGCCGGATGTTTCTGCGGAGGATGCCGGAATTCCTCCGGATCAAACTGGTGCAGAAACCGAAAGCGGAACTGATCAAGGTGTTCCGGGGGAAGAACTGTGAGCAAGGGTAAAAAGTATTATCAGATCCCTTTTTAGACTGTGTTTACGAAAAGAATTCACGTTTTCAAAGCGGGTGACCAAACCTCCGCTCAAGGGGTTCAACGAACCTTTTCGCCTACTGATCTTCAGCAGGTAGTTGACACCTACGACCCCAAAGTTCACGAGGCTCCTCTTGTTCTTGGGCATCAGGGTGACAACGATAGTTTGCCCTCATTCGGTTGGATCCAAGGGTTTAAGCGGGATGGGGCAAACCTTTACGCAGATGTCGCTTTTACCGACACAGCTAAAGATTTGGTGAAGGATGGACATTACCGCAAAGTTTCCATCTCATTCTATTCACCCGATAGCCAGATAAACCCTCACCAGGGTCAATGGAGCGCGAGGCATCTTGCCTTGCTTGGGGCGTCCCCCCCGGCAGTCAAGGGGCTTGAACCTTTCTCATTCACCGAGGAGGATGGTTGTTTTGATTTTGCCGTGGAACTCTCCCCGGATCAAATCTTCGACACCGAACTCGGACCAACATTGATTGTTGAGAAAAGTCCTCTTGAGATTCTTCGCGAAAAACTCGAGGAAGTGCGGCAAGACGTCTCGTCTGCCGTTCAAGACCTTCAAGATTCTTCGCAGAATCAAAAGGAGACTCAAGTTGACGAAGCGGCTGGCCCAAAGGCAGCAGCTGAAATCGCTAGTCCCGAAACGAGTCAACAATTTAACGAAAAGATCAAAACCAACGAAATCACTCAGCAGACGGCTGACCTTGAAGACCAATTCCCAGAGGAACAATTTATGGAAGACGGAAAAATCAGCCGTAAGCGCGCAAAGGGTGCTCATGGCCAAGTAGTTCAAGTCGTGGAGAATGTCTACGACGAACAGCACGGGGAACTCCCCCCTGCTCTCAGAGCAAAGGCCGAAGAAATGAAAGCCAAAGCAAAAAAACTCAAACCAGGGGAGAAAGTTGAGATGGAGGAAATGAGTTACGACGAAGTTTCCTACAAGTCCAATCCTTCGCCTGGCGTTGTAAAGTTCGGAACAAAGAAAGAGAGCGACGAAGATGACGACACGGGTCGTTACGAGACTGCTCGTTCTACTGACAACGGTTATGCTGACCGCATGAAAGTTGGTAAAGAAGGAGCTGGTGGAGTTGGCGAAGACCGTATGAACACTGCCAAGAGCAGTGAGCAAGATACCGATCGTCTGAACACACCGAAAAACGCTGCTCAAGACGCAGATCGTAAGAAAACTGCGAAAGACAGTTCTGACAACGCAACCGGCGAATCTCGTTGGGCAGGCCAGGCTGAAGCGGAAGAGCGTGTAGAAAACATGGATCAGTACGACACTGATGCCAAGAGCTACCCCGAACCGAATCAGCCTAAGACTGCCTCTGGCGCTAACCCCGCTGGACGGGAAGATTCCGACACTCGGATTCCTACCGAGACCGAAGAGTCTCCTGACAATGAAGTTTTCGCAGTCAGCACGATTAACGTGATGTCTGACGGAAGTATGCGCGTCATGCGTCAAAAGAGCACCGACGGCCGTCAAGCTGTCAAAGGTGGTAAGATTGACCATGCCGAGCCTCAGCCTGCCGAGACAACTTCCGAACTCGGCGTTACCGCCATGGGTGAAGTTGACGACGATCTGGTTCAAGGCAAAGCCAAACAGAAGAAAGGTCAGCTGGTTCCCGGTCAGTTTGAGGGCGGTGTCGCTGAAATCACCGGACCCGATGGTGTTTTCTCAGAAGGATACAAGGGTGAGAAGAAAGCCAAAGGCAAGCAACTCACACCTGGCGCCATGGACGTCACTGACGAAGCAAATCAAACTGTCGGTCCCGACGGTGCTTTCTCGGAGGACAATCTGAGTGGTGATTTTGAAGGTGGTCCGAACCAAACCACCAAGCGTTCCGGAGGTGTTTTCGCTGAAGAGCACGGCGAAAAGAAAAATCCCTACACCAAGACCGGCTTCGGTTCAACTTACGAAGAAGACGACGGCGATGATTCGGACGAAGAAGAGTACAACGAACTCTCGTCAGATCATTGCAACATGAACTACGGCATGGGTTCAATGGCTCAGAAGAACCCGCAGGGTTTCCCGGAAGCCATCTATGCGGAACTCGACCGCCTCAAGAAAGAGCACGCGGAGCTTCAGCGCCGTTACGCAGAAGGTAAGATGAGTGCCCGTAGAGAGAAGATTGCTTCTTTCGTTGAGTCACTTTACGACGAAGGTCGTCTTACAGACGGTATCATGCCTCAGTCGGAACTTCAAAGTTACTGCGAAGGTCTGGACTTCGGAACCCTTGAGTTCTCGGAAGGCGAAACCGCTGCCAGCAAACTTCTTGGTCTGCTGAGCAAATTGCCCCCGATGGTTACTTACGGCGAAGTCGCTGGCGGAACTTTCCAATACTCCGAGGAAGACCTGGACCCCCACTCAAAAGCCCTGAAGATGGTCGAGTCTGAGGGAATTGACTACGTCGAAGCTATCAAGCGCACGATGTACAGCTGAGGTTTGAAATGGATCTCCTCTCGCTGATTGGCATGGCCACGAAAAGGAGGGGAGATTATTTCACCCAGGCCGAGGCTCTCCGGAAGAAAGTTGCTTCTCAACCTGAACTTGAGGAGCAAATGGCAACCGAAGCCAAAGTTTTGGTGAAAGGTCTTCGGGATAAGCAAATGAGGTGGGAAGAGTACGAGAGATCGATTCTTGATAAAACTCTCATTTCTGCGCTCGCCGCTGTCAACCTCGGTGCCGAAGACATCAACCCTCGAGGGAAGATGGAACGAGCCTGGCCAACTATTGTTGGTCAGATGCTCCCCCCTTTACATGAATTTTTGGTTGAAACAAAAAACTCGATTGACGACGGAAGTATTCTTCTTGGCAATAAAACTGAAGATTTCGGAGAAGTTTCAAGTTGGCCTGGGTTACTCACTCGTGTAATTCGTTATTTGGCAAACCCGTCTTACTCTTTCTTCAACCTTGGTCAGTACTACGTTCGCGAAGACCAGGGTTATCGCGAGATGCGTCGAGTTCCAGTTTTAGATAGAAAAACTTGCCCCGATTGTGTGAACTTTGGGCAACTTGGTTGGCAACCTCTGGGAACTCTCCCGATGCCAGGTCAAGATTGCCAATGCTACGATCGTTGTCGGTGTC